CTGGCTGGCGGGAAGGCCGGAAGCCGGTGGAAGTGGACGCGGGGAAGCTGGAAGAGTGCAAGCGGATGATGGCAGACGGGCAGAAGACAGTAGCAGAGTGCTGTCAAGAACTTGGCATAAGCAGGGCAACGTGGTATAATCTGTTGTCCGGGAAGAAGAAACTTGCTGCTGCGTAAAAAATCCCGAAAAAATAAAAAAGACGAAGATGGCGCTAAATGCGAAGAACAGCATTTAGCGCTTTTTGTTATTTTGTGAGGTGAAGATGATCGTGGGTTTTCTGGAAACAGTGCGGTCCAGGGTGGTCGATCAGGATAAGATGCCAATCGAGGACCACTGGAGAGCGTACTTTGAAACGGTCCGCGAGATGGGGACGCTGGGAGACAAGCGGCGGCTGGTGATGGAGTGTGAGGAGCTGGCACGGGCCGGGGCGCGGAATGGGGATTATGATCTGGCGAAGTGGGCGATGGCGCTGGAGAAGGACGCGCTGCTGCTGGCGGCGCGGGAAGATTTTGACAGCTTTATCCGATATATCGAGTGGAACAGGGAAACGAAGAAGCAGTTTTACCTGCCGCGCAGGAAGCAGCTGCGGGTGGTCGTAGACGCGCTTCAGGACCTGGCTGATGATAAGATTGATCTGCTGGGCATCAGTCTGCCGCCTGGAGCTGGGAAGTCTACGCTGGCAATGTTTTTCCTGTGCTGGATGGCGGGACGGTACCCGGATGAGCCGATGCTGACGGGATCGCACAGTAATTCCTTCGTGCGGGGAATGTACGACGAGTGCTTGAGGGTGTTGGATCCACTGGGGGAGTATCTCTGGGGGGACGTTTTTCCGGGTATCGGGGTGTCCGGGACGAATGCGAAGGACTGCCGGATCGATCTGGGGAAGCGGAAGCGCTTTGAAACACTGGAATTTACGTCTATCGGGACCGGGAACGCGGGTTTGTACCGCGCATCCAGGCTGCTGTACTGCGATGACCTGGTGTCTGGAATAGAGGTCGCGATGTCCAAGGAGCGATTGGATAAACTCTGGGATGTGTATACGACGGACCTCAGGCAGAGAAAAATCGGTGACCACTGCAAGGAACTGCATATCGCTACGCGGTGGTCGGTGCATGATGTGATAGGGAGATTGGAACGGGAGTATGATGGGAATCCAAGGGCGCAGTTTATCGTCATTCCGGCGCTGGATGAGAACGACGAAAGCAATTTTGATTATCTATACGGGGTCGGATTCAGTACGGAAGCCTACCGTGAGCAGAGAAGGATCATGGACGATGTGTCCTGGAAGGCGATCTATATGCAGGAACCCATCGAAAGAGGGGGTTTGCTGTACCATCCAGACGAGCTCCAGAGGTACTTCGACTTGCCTGACAGTGAACCGGACGCGATCATTTCGGCTTGCGACACGAAGGATAAAGGATCTGACTATTGCGTTATGCCCGTGGCCTATAAGTACGGAGAGCAGTACTTTATCGAGGATATCGTGTGCAGCAACACGAATCCTGAAGCGGTCGATGAACTGCTCGTCCAGGCGCTGATCAAACACAAGGTTCAGATGAGTCGCTTTGAGTCCAACAGCGCCGGGGGACGGGTGGCATCGACCGTTCAGGAAAAGGTGCTTGAGCGGGGCGGGGTCACGAAGATCACTACAAAATTCACGACAGCGAATAAGGAAACGAAGATCCTGACCAGAAGTCCGTGGGTGAAGGAGCATTTCCTGTTCAAGGACGAGAGCAGATATACCCAGATGTACCGCTCCGCGATGCGAATGATGTGCGAATATTCGCTTTCAGGCCGGAATAAACACGATGACGTGGTGGACGCGATGGCCCAGTTGGTGGATTATATCCAGAGCTTCTCTTCAGGGCGGGTGGATGTGTTCGCAAGACCGTTCTGATGATACAATATCTGGTATACAAGCATCTTGACTCTATATCTTGTATGTGCTATAATTCAGTTGGAACCAGGTGAGTTTTTCATTCTGAGTCCTCCTTTGAAGAGCAGGCGCGTTATGCGAAGAGATTCGTGTAGCGCGTCTGCTGTTTTTTATTCTGAAAACGAGAGGAGGTAACGGTCCCTTGGCTGGAACAGTCGAAGAGGAAAAGAACAAGGTACAGACTGACGAGGAAATCGCGTCTCATCTGTTTGGAAGACGGGAGATAGTGACCTCTGTCGATGAGATCACGCTGGACAACCTGAACGATGTGTTGACCCAGGCTGTGTCTGTACACAGCATGAACGCGCTGGAGATTGATTACCTCTGGCGGTATATGCGCGGTGAGCAGCCCATCCTGTTCAGGAAGAAGGTCGTGCGGCCTGAGATCTGTAACAAGGTGGTCGAAAACCACGCGGTAGAGATCGCGGAGTTCACGTCCGGTTATTTCATGGGGGAACCCGTGACATATGTCCGGCGCGGTGAGCGGGAAGAAGCTTCCAAGCAGGTGCAGCTGCTGAACGATTACATGTTCGCGGAGGACAAAGCGTCCCACGATAAGGACATGGCGACGTGGATGGCGGTCTGCGGTGTCGGATACCGCATGGTGCTGCCTGACCGGGAAGCTGATGATGATCCTGACGAATCGCCGTTTGAGTTGGACTCGCTGGATCCGCGCAAGACGTTCGTGGTTTATAACAGTGGGTTCGGTCATCGCAGGATGCTGGGATGCCAGATGGTCTTCCGCAGCAAGAGCGGCAAACCGTTTGATTTCGAGATCATCTACTGCGGCTACACTCGGACGCATTATTTCGAGGTCAAGGAGGGTGCCATCCTGACGTGGAAGCCCCACGGACTGGAAGATATCCCGATCTATGAGTATAGGCTTAATCTCGCAAGGATGGGATCCTTTGAACCGGCGCTGTCCCTGCTGGACGCGATCAACAAGATCCAGTCCAACCGAATTGATGGCCTGGAGCAGTACATTCAAGCATTCCTGAAGTTTAAAAATTGCGAGATCCAGGACGAAGATATCGCGAAGATCAGCAAGCTCGGCGCGATTATGATCAAGAACGCTGATGGGCTGGACAGCGATGTCACGCTGGTGTCCCAGGAGCTGAACCAGAGCCAGACGCAGGAGCTGGTCGATTATCTCTATGATCAGGTATTGACCATCTGCGGGATGCCGACCACCACCAAGGGCGGCGCGTCCACGTCTGATACGGGTCAGGCGGTATTCCTGAGGGACGGCTGGAGTCAATGCGAAGCCCGTGCGCGGGATACAGAGTTGCTGTTCAAGCGCTCTGAGAAGCTGTTCCTGCGTCAGGCGCTGCACATCATCTCTACGATGCGTCAGGGCTTCGACCTGAAGCTGAGTGAGGTCGAGTGTAAGTTCACCCGGAGACAGCATGATAATCTCCAAAGCAAGTCTCAGGCGCTGCTGTCCATGCTTCAGGCCGGTCTGCATCCTGAGGAAGCCATCGCGTCATGCGGACTGTTCAATGATCCGCTGGATGTCTACCAGAGGAGTCAGCCATTCCTGCGGAAGTGGGATTATGTTGACCTCACGAAAGTACCACCGGTGAACGACAATGCCGACGAGGACGAAGACGAGCAGTAAGGCCGTCTATCGGCCAACCGACAGGGAACTCAGGGTCATGTATAACATCATGGCTGCTGAGTTCCAGCGTGAAGCGGCGCGGGCTGACTGGGATGAGCTGAACGTCATCAGCAAGGTCGATCTGCTCTATGACCGTATCGACCAGTACCTGAGGCCCCGTTACCTGAGGATCGCCCGAAGGGCGTACCGGGAAGCGTGGAAGGAATTCGTCCCAGGTCAGGAATCTGACGAGGAGCGGCTCGATCCGGTGTATGTGGCGACACTGCTGGACGGGTACGATAAGAAGACCCAGTACAAGTATTCAAGCGAATGGGAGAGGAAACGCGACAGGCTGAAGGAAGCGCTCCTGTCCATGCGGGACGTGTCGGGCCGGATGAGCGGCGGGAACTCCCAGGAAGCGCGGGAAGCGCTCCGGCGATCACTCGACCTGCTGATGCGTCAGGTCCGGCAGATGGCTGACACCATGACGGACGAAGCCCGTAACCAGGCTTTCGAGGATGCCGGATACGATGAAGTGATCTGGCACATTCAGGAAGATACAAAAGTATGTAAGACGTGCAGGGCAAGAAATGGGCAAGCTTACCCGATAGACCAGTTACCAGCGAAGCATCCGAACTGCCGATGCTGGTACAGCCCAAAAACCACCTGATTTAACCGGGGAAACCCGATTGAATGCCTGAGAGAACAGGCTTATCAAACGCGAACCGGCAGAGAAGTCGGGATACAAAACTCGCATCATTACAATCGCTGAGAGAACAGCGTCATCAAACGCAGGAGGTAACCACTATGGCATTTGATTGGACCGCCGTTGATGGGTACAAGGAAGACATGAGCGCGGATGAGAAGCTGGCCCTGCTGGACAACTACAACCCGCCCGTGCCTGAGGAAAAACCCACGATCAACATGAAAGGCTACGTCACCAAGACTCAGTTTGACTCCGTCGCTTCTGAGCTTGCCGCCGCGAAGAAGCAGTTAAGGAGCAAAATGACCGAAGAGGAAGCACGGGAAGCCGACCGTGCGGCCCATGATGAGGCCATCGAGAACGAACTCAAGGCCCTTCGGCGTGAGAAGACGATCTCGACGCACAAAGCAAGTTTCCTGGCACAGGGTTATGACGACGCCCTGGCTTCAGAGGCCGCTGTGGCGCTGGCTGACGGGGATACCGATCAGGTATTCGCCATCATGGCCAAACAGCGGACGAACGCGGAGAAAGCGCTCCGTCAGCAGATACTGAAGGACGCGCCTGTGCCGCCAGCCGGTGAAAACGTCACCGACGAAATCAAGAAAAAAGCAGAGGAGGCCAAATTACGGAAGTATTTCGGCCTCAGATAAGAGGAGGTTACAAGCATGGCTAATTCCATCGCTCTCGCGCAGAAATATCTGCCGCTGCTGGACGAAGTCTACAAGCAGGAATCCAAGACCGCTATCCTGGACGCGACGCAGGTCGATTTCACGGGTAGCAACACAGTCAAGGTCTTCAAGACCGCTATGGACGGCATGGGCAACTATGACCGTAATCAGGGCTTCGTTCCCGGTTCCGTGACCGGCACCTGGGAAACGCTGACCCTCACCAAGGACCGTGGCCGTTCCTTCATCGTTGACCGGATGGACAACGAAGAGACGCTGGATATGGCCTTCGGCACCCTGGCTGGCGAGTTCATCCGCACGAAGGTCGTTCCTGAGATCGACGCGTACACCTTTGCCAAGCTGGCTGGCGCTACCGGCATTGACAGCGCGACTGCTGCGGACATCACTATCGGTACCACAGATGTTCCCGCCCTGGTCGAGGAAGCGGAGCGCTCCATGAACGAGAACGAAGTGC